AGTCTACACCCCTGTCCTTGAGGTCTTTAGATATGACATCCTCAAGCCCAGAACGATAACCATTCTTTATAGCTTGCTGTCGGATCTTACTCTTGGTGGTTGCCATATCTCTTCCTCTTCTCTTCTAAGCCACAACAGCCTAGCATTTTCTATTACTCTTTCCTGATTTCCATCGTAGGCTTTAACGACACAATCCCAGAGATCTTCTTCTGTTTCTGCATCTTCTAGTATCTTCTTAGCCTTGACTGGACCAACACGAAACAGACCTACTATATTGTCTGCTGTATCTCCTGTTAGTATCTGAGTATAGAAGAACTTAATTCCCCCGAAGGGGGTTACTTCTAAATAATCACCTCTAACGATGTTAAAGTGCCAACAGGGTATCTGTAACATATCTTTGTCTATAGAGGCTACACAAGCCTTGTAATCTAGTCTGGCGGCTTCTTTAGCAATGAGGTCATCGGCTTCCTCTCCTTTACTTATGTTTGCTTTGTACTTGCTTTCCATGTGATCTCTAGCAGTTTGCAAGTGCCTAGGTTTCTGAACGCTTTTTCTATTTCCCTTGTAGGTATATGACTTAGCTATATCATCTCTGAAGTTACCTTTACCTGTAAGGTATACCTCATAATCTAAACCTAACTCTGGGAATAATACGGTGCTATCTAAAATGAATTCTATGAGGTCATCAACTTTATTTCTTGTGTCTTGTGACCCCATCTGTTCAGTGGAGAAGGCCGCACGATAAGCAATTATATCACCATCGATTAAAACCTTCCCCATATCCATTTAAGTGTCACCCCACATCATTTCACCATCTTCGCACTCGAAACCTACAGACTTAACATATGTGAAACCAAAAGCATGTGCGGCTTCAGCAAAGAGTTGAGCTAACTCATGGGCTTCTGTAATATCGTCCCTGCTCATATCAACGCTTCCGCTGTAACCATCATCATCTTTTTCCATGTACGCATTAACACTTACTCTCATAGTACTTCCTTATACAATAAATAGCTCATCATCTTCTGTGATAGCATTGTTTTCTTCATATGGTACGTGATCTGTTACACCTACATTTAGTAGACGAACACCTGCACCTTGAGCATAAACCTCAAACTGAACTTTAGCTTTAGTACCATTACCTAAAGCACCATCTTCAGAGAAGTTCCATAGTCTCTTCTTCTCTCTTCCTTCAGTTAAGTTTACTACTGTGGGTGCGCCACCATAGTCTATTGTAACAGGTTCACCATTACGATCAGTAAAGTTTTTTACATCAGAGATCTTACGTTTTATCTTCATGTACTTACCTATACCAAGGTCTGCATTACCTTGCCTTATCCTATCACTATTCATAGGATGTAAGTCTAGACCCTCTTTCTCTAGGTGTCCTATCTGTGCTTCTTCAGTAAAGTAAGCATTAGTAATATACTGCCCACCTTGACTGTGTACTGCTTGCGCGGCGCGTGGTCCATCTGGACTTCCCATATCCGCATTTTCTGGAAATACTTTCGCATATTCTAGTATCATATCCATTGTGTATTTAGCCATGTCGAGTTCCTTTCGGCTGTTGGTACTTATATATAATGCCCTTTTTGAGCAAAGTGTAAAGTAAATATAAAAATAAATTAGTGTATGTCTGCGTAGGTCTTACCAAACTGAGCGTCCACACCTAATGGTACATTGAGTTCTAACTTATTATTAAGGTTTTCAATAGCTTGCTCCATTGTGACCTTAGTTTGTTCTTCTTCTCCTTCTGGTACGAGTGCGATGATTTCATCATGGAATTGTCCGATGGTTTTAATTCCGTAGCGACGACATAAAGATACCCAACTGTCAAAACAAAATACTCCTGTTCCTTGATTTAATGTAGAGAACTTATCCTTATCACTACGTAGGCTGTACCAGAAGTTTGATACAGGATTCAGTAACCACATAGACCCAAATAAGTCCCTTGTACGTGCTGTATTAGCTACCTTATCTACTGACCAATTACGTGACCAGAAGGCTTCTAACAGTACTGTAGCCTCTTCTTTACTCATACCTGTATTACGTGACAGAGTAGAAGAACCTACACCATAAGTAGCACTGTAGTTAACTACTTTGTAATTCTTACGTAGGGCAGATAGAGATCTTTCTCCACTGTTATGTTTGTCGATGTCCTCTTGTGTAATTATACCTGCATGTTTAGCTAAGTCTAAGTGTGGATCAAACCCTTCTTTAGACATCTCCTCTACGTAGTCAGGGTCTAGTGGCTTCATGTAGTGACGCTTAGTTGTATCCTCTAGTGAGGTCATATCAGCACCACATAATGTGTATCCATCTGGACAAGTTAAACAACCTCTTATCTCTTTACCATACGGCTTATCTACAGCAGGTAAGTTAACGAGAGGCTTGGCATGTTTAAATCTAAGAGTATTAGTTAGACCTGCTATATTAGCCTGTACGTACCCATCTACTTGTGCATTAACCATAGCTTTGATAACACCTATACGATGAGACAGTACAGACAGACCATCAAGTAAGTTTATAGCAGGTTCTTTATCTGCTAGTGCTTTTACTGATCTACATAACTCTGCGTCCTTACGTACTTGTTCTAGCTTTCTAGTGTCGCCTGTAACCTTATCACGTAAGAACTTGTATGTACGTGGTTGCCAACCTAATGAGAATAACCAGTCCTTAACTTGATCTGTACTATTAGGGTTAGCTCTTTCTTCTCCAACCTTAACTGTAAGTGATTGTGTAGACTGTGGTTGTTTCTGCTCTTTACATAATGCTACCCACTTCTCTCCATTAGATGATAACGACCCATCCTTCTTGTGCATAACTTTAGGTTTGTTACGTACTGCTGTAACAATCTTACGTGGCATAGCATCAGCAAGTAATTCTGTCTTCTCAGCCTTTAGGCTTTCCCATGTAGCCAGATAACCTTCTGCTTTGTCTACGTCCAATTTCCACTGTAGGGACTCTTGCTCTCTAGCACACTCCATCTTGAATGTCATGTAATCAATAAGTCTATCCCTATTTCCACTGTCGGGGTATAGCTTGTCTAGCTTTATACTCAGGTCACGCCACAGTCTTACGTTGATCTTAACATCTTCTTCACACCTGTATTGATACTCTTCTGGACTTAAGTTCTTCCAGTCATTGATCTCAGGTTTAGGTACACCATACATCTCACCATACTGGGCTAGTCCATGCTTCTGTAGGTGGTGGTTTATGTACCAAGCTAGAGGTAATGTATCTATGATCCTAGCGTCTACCTTTATGTCTAGGATCTTTTCCACTACAGGTATATCATACCTAACTATGTTGTGACCTATAACTGTGTCAGCATTGAGAAAGAATGTACGCATCTCCTCATAGTCAAAGGTAGATTGTATTTGACCTTCTTCATTTACGTAAGACAGTACGTGTATCTTTGTAGGATTAAACCCATCTGTTTCTATATCAAATACTTGCATTATAATATCTCCCTCAACATAAATGTATCTAAGTTAAATGCTAACTTACCTGCTTGTCCTTCTTCTGAACAAGGTCTATTCTTCTCAACCTTTAGGTAAGTCGTATTGCGTTCTTCTATATTGTCAGCTTCCTTATCTCTGTGTAGGTCTATGATAACAGATGCACGTTGACCTATCATCTTACAATACTTAGGGTCGCCATTCTCATTGGTGTGAGCAATCGTTACAATGCCTACGTTAAGTTCTGCCGCTAACTTAGACAGTCTGATAGACAGGTCAGCTAACATAGCTTCCTTGCTTTCTTCTGATGTACCTACAACTACGTCTTGTATAGGCTCAAAGAATACAAACTTACAATCACACGCCTGACTAAAGAATCTTATCTGATCTATTAATTCATCAGTACCTTGACCATCACCTAAATAGAATTGATAGAAGTTCTCATCTTTAGTTATGTTACCTATAGCTTCACGCACAAGGCTATCAGCTTCCTTCTCTTCTATCAGGTCACGTCTTGTCAGGTTGTCACCTACCTCATAAGACACAAGCCCTAGTAGTGACCTTAATTTAGTCTCCTCTAAGTGCCATGCGGCTATAGGTATACCTTGCTTTAGCATACTGTATTCCATGTAACGCATGAGTTCAGTCTTACCTATACCTGTAGGTGCTTTGAATACTGTGAAGTGTCCTTGCATAAGACCTAGTATCTTTTCATCTAATGCTACAATACCTGTAGGGTAATAGACGTGTTCTGGTGTATCCTCATACAACTTAAGAAACTGGTCAGCGGTATTGAGTATGTTCTCTGGAGTATGCTTGACTGGCTTCCACCATAAGTTCTTAAAGTCTACACCTTTACCTGCCTGTAAAAAATCATTGGCATCTTTATATTCACCATGTTGCATACGATAGATCTTGTTAGGAAACAACCTAGCCATACGATCAGCTAGAGCATTACCTGCCTCATCATTATCTACTGACAGTATGATCTTCTCAAAGCTACCTAACCAGTCCTTACAGTTCTCCCACAGTTTCTTAGATGGTGTAGCTGAAGGCAACGACACAACAGGGTTAATGTATTGGCTTTTAAGCATCTGTGAAGCTGATAGAGCGTCTAATTCACCTTCTGTTATTGTAACCATCTTACTACAACCAGCAGGGTATAGGTTCATACCAAATAGTTCATCACCTTTGAAACCATCTTTAGCATAGAAAGACTTCTCATCTAACTTACGTACCTTAATTCCCCCAGAGGGGTATATGTACTCTTGTCTATCGTCATACGTTAGTACGTTATAATCTTTCATTGTACCTAACATAATCCCACGTAGGGGGGTGTAATCACCTTCTGATCTGTCTTCAATTCTCTTAGGTGTAAACTCTGTTACGTTCATATAGTCACTTTCTTTCTTTGTCGGATACTTATCTTTTGCCCAAGTGTGCATCTCTTGTCTTGAAGGATAACCAGAGTCACACGAATGACACTTACCAAATCCTTCGGTGTTATACGAGAACGCATCGCTAGAGCCACACGACACATAAGGACAAGGTTGTCGTGGTATGTCTTGATATACTATAGTCATACTTACGTTTCTTTCTATTAGTAATTATATTATTAAGTTAAAACTTACGTTAATACTTAAGTAGGCATTTATCTATAA